AGAATGAATCATCATTCTCCTTAAAACACTTAGAAGCTGTAGAAAAGACTGCTGTAAAAATATCTAACTACTTACAAACAGTAGACTTAGCAGAAAGAGATAGTCAGAAAAGATTAGTATACAATACTAATCAACTACAGAAAACTATAGCTGACTTTCCTGAAACAATAAGAAAAATAACAGAAATGCGTAAACACGTAGAAGTAGAACTTACACAAGATCCTAACTTACGTGGTGGAGCATCTAAATCATCATTTGAAGACTAATGCTTACACAAGAAGACATATTAGCTTTTACTGAAGTACGTAGACATTTTGAAGAGTACAAAACATATTGTCCTTTTCCTGAATCACGTACACCTAATTCTCGCTGGATGCAATTCTGGCAAAGAGAAGAAGAAAGAATATTAAAAGGTTACGAATACCTTCCTAATAGATTCATTACAGGAGAACTATACTACTACTTTAACTACTCCATTATGGATAAGACTGTAGAGAAAGATGGTATTACCTATACTCTTATGGGTGCTCCTGATACATGGGATGGAACTATAGAAGTAGATGCATACTACCAAGAAGCTAAAGAAAATAAAAGAGATTGCTTCATACTTAAGGGACGTAGGAAAGGTTTATCATATTATGCAGCCTCCTGTGCTTCTCGTTTGTATCACTTTGTAAGACATAGTAATACATATGTAATAGCAGCAACAAAGCAATATATCTTAGGAGCTGACTCTACTATGACCAAGATATTTCAGAATGTTGACCATATGTCTGAACATACACCATTTGGTAAACTACGTCAAAAGATAAATAAAGCTGACCACATAAGAGCAAGCTATTTAGAAAATGTAAATGGACAGATAATAGAAAAAGGATTTAAATCTAACATTGCAGCAATAGTGCTAGATGACCCACAGAAACTAAGGGGTAAGAAAGGACAATTGATTATTGTAGAGGAAGCAGGTTCATTTCCTAATCTTTTAGCTGCCATACCCATCATAAGAAAGTGTATATTAGAGGGTACTCTAAAGATAGGTACAATACTAGCTTTTGGTACAGGTGGTGATGAAGGCCCAGGTTTTGCAGCAATGGAAACTGTATTTTATAAACCTGATGCATACGGATTTCATTCTGTAAAGAATATATGGGAAGAAGCTAAATCTTCTCAACCTTGTTGTTTCTTCTTTCCTGCCTACAAAAACTACTTGGGTTTTATAGATGAAAATGGTAATTCACAAGAAAAAGAAGCAAAAGAATACATACTACAACAAAGGCTAGACAAAAAGAAATTGGGTGTAGATAATAAAACGCTGTTAAAGATGGCAGCTGAAGATCCAATTACACCTGAAGAAGCAATGCTTCGTACTAAGGGAACTTACTTTCCGATAACTGAAGCTAAGAAAAGATTGTCAGAACTATTTACTGATAGAGAACTTTCCAAGCATAATGTTGGTAGATTAGAGTATAATGAGGACAAGGTAATTAAATGGGTTGATGTACAGGATGCTTTACCTCAAAGAGAATGGCCTATATTAGATGCTACTATAAATTACATAGAAGTATTTGAATTACCTCAACAAGATAAGAATACACTTGTAGTACCTCGTAATAGGTACATAGGAGGTATTGACCCATACAATCAAGATCAAACAACAAACTCTGAATCAGTTGGTTGTATGTTTATAATGGACTTATGGACTGACAGGATTGTATGTGAATATACAGCAAGACCTGAAAGAGCTGAAGATTTCTACGAAACTTGCAGAAGAATATTAGTTTGGTACAATGCAACAGCAATGTATGAAGCTTCAGTAACACTTATGTATAAGTTCTTTGAAAGAAAACAACAACTGTATTTATTAGCTGATACACCTTCTTATTTACGAGATAGAAATACTTGGAGAGAAGGGTTGGATACTTCAAAAGGTATAAAGCCAACTGAAGATGTAAATAAAAGAGGCAGAGAGGCTCAAAAGACCTGGATGTTAGCTGACTTAGATGTAACTACAGGTTCTAAGAAGATAGATACAATAAGAAGTATAGGATACCTAAAAGAAGTTATAAACTGGAATAAGGATGGTAACTTTGATAGAGTATCAGCTTTAAATATGTTATTCTTATATAGAGAAGACCTTACAGATGATGTTGCAGAAGAAAGAAAGAAACCCAAGTCAAATAAATTTGGTAACTTTTTTACTAAGTTTAAAGTACAAAGGAAGTTAAAGGATATTTTCGATAAAGAAGATTTTGAAACATTTGAGAAATACAAATAAATGTTAGGACAAGTAAAATTACTCCCAGACCAAATGGTGTCTGATGAAAAGAAAGCTACTAAAGAATGGCAGAAGAATAATTTAGATGCTTTTGAAAACATTATTATGTTTGAGAATCGTCAATTACGCCCTACCTTATATAATAAGTTTAACAATTACAATTTAAAAAGAGGAGTAATAAACAAAGCAGATTTTGAAAAAATACTAGACCCACATGGGCTAGGATTAAATTCTTTCCCTGCAAGATTGGAACATATGGGCTTTGGTAATGCCAAAATAGACCTACTAGTAGGTGAACATATGAACCGTAGGTTTGATTGGAGAGTTACCTTAAGTAATAATGATGCTGATGGTATCTCAGGAAAGGAACAAAGAATGATGGGTAGAGTAAAGCAAGAACTTGTAGATATGTTACAAGGGAACCTACCTGAAGAAGAAGCTCAACAAAGATTACAAAGGCTTTCTGATTACATGAACTATGAATGGCAAGATGTAGCAGAATCAGGAGCTCAGAAGATATTAAAGTACTACTACAAACAACAAGATTTAGATACAATATTTAACAGGGCATTTGAAGATGCCCTAATTGCAGGTGAACAAATAGTATTTACAGAGGCATTAGGTAAAGAACTCTTCATTCGTAAAGGAGACCCAACAAAAATCTTTACCATTATGTCTGCTGAATCCATTGATGAATCAGGACTTGAGGCACTAGTAGAGGTAAGCTACCAAACAGTATCAAATGTACTAGACAATTTCCATCCTTATTTAGACACAGAAGCCATAGCTAAACTACAAGCATTCAAAGGTATCTCACCTTTTGGTGGTACATCTGGTTGGACTTACCCTACTTATGGGCCTGTAGGTGAACTTGCAGTACCTGATAATTCTATCACAGCTTCAGGTATATTTCCTGTATCTGAATTAGAAAGAACACTATTTGCAACAAACATAGATGTGAATGGTAATATGCGTGTTGTACATTGCTTGTGGAAATCAAAGAGAAAAGTAAAGCTACTTAAGTCTTTCAACGAAGAAACAGGACTGGAAGAAGAAAAGTATGTACACCAAAAATACAAAGCTAATAAGCTTTTAGGTGAAGAAATAGTAAAAGAAATGTGGGTAAATGAATGGTGGAGAGGTTTTAAGATTGGCTATGATATATACGTAAAGATAGAACCTGTACCCTTTCTTTCTACTTCTTTAGACAATATTTCACGTCAAGAACCTCCTGTTACCATACAGATATATAATACAAATACTTCAAAGGCACAATCCTTAATGGATATTTGTAAACCTTTTGATTATATGTTAGATGTACTCTATTTTAAAAAGAAACATCTAACATCACTTATGTTACCTGACATGTTGGTATTTCCAACTTCAATGATGCCAGATAACATGAATCTTGAAGAGTTTATTAATTACATGCAGACTACTGCAACCATACCTTTAGATCCTACTGCTGAAATAGACAATGGAGCATTGGCAGGTAAAGCAGCAGGACAAATAAACAATACAGTTGGAGCACAAATTATATCAGCAACTCAAAATGGCCCTCTATCAGTAATAGGTTCACTTATTGATACCACACTACAAAGTATGGATCAAGTTACAGGTATTACACAACAAAGACAAGGAGCTATACAGAATAGAGAATTAGTAGGTAACGTAGAGCGAAGTGTAACACAATCTTCTCATATAACTGAGAAATGGTTCAGGTTGAATGACAAGTTTAAACTACGTACATTACGTAAAGTAATGAATATCTCCATTCAGCAATTCAAAGAAAACCCAAAGAAGTTTCAATACATACTAGACGACTTAACTACATTAGTTTTAACTGATGAAGAACTTACAGCAATACAAGCTTCTGAATTTGACTTGCATGTAACTAACTCTACTAATGATGCACTGATAATGCAGAAAATAGAAGGCTTATTCCAAGTTGCAATGCAAAATGGTACAGCTACTCTTTCTGATGTATTGGAAATCTATCAAAATGAATCTATTGCTAATGCAACTGCCAAACTTAAACTACGTGAAAAACAAAGACAAGAGAAAGCAGCTGAAGCAGAGAAACAACAAACAGAGATTAAGAAACAACTTGATATGCAAGCACAAGAAATAGAAGATAGAAAAGTAAGGTTAGAAGCTGCACGTCTAGAACTAGAAAGATATAAGATAGATACAGACAGAGAAACTAAACTGGAAGTAGCTCAACTACAAGCTCAATCATTTGATCCTGAAAAGGATTATAACAATAACAA